AACATTAGAATCCGCTATTACATGGTTGGAGAGTATGGCGAATCTTTCGGCAGACCTCACTTCCACGCCTGTATCTTTGGATACGACTTTCATGATAAAAAATTATGGAAAAGGACTTCCGCTGGTTCTATGCTTTATAGATCCGAAGAGCTTGAAGCTATCTGGACACTTGGTTATTCCTCCATTGGAGATGTTAACTTCGAATCAGCTGCATACGCTGCTCGATACATAGTCTCAAAACAAACAGGCAAAGACGTAGATCCAAACCACTATCATTATTGCGACTTAGAAACTGGAGAATTAGTAAAATTAAAGCCAGAATATAACAAAATGAGCCTTAGACCCATGTCTGGAATTAAAGGCGATCCTGGCGGTATAGGCGCAGAATGGTATAAAAAATACAAAACTGACGTATATCCGCATGATTATGTAATCGTCAGAGGCAAAAAAATGAGGCCACCTAAGTATTACGATCAATTACACTATAAGGAAAACCCTTATGAACACGAGGAAATACTTTACATCAGGGATAAAAACGGTAAACTAAATAGCGAAGATAATACCCCGGAAAGACTACTCGTAAAAGAAACAGTAATGAAGGCAAAACTTCAACAACTTAAACGTAACCTCACTTAGGAAATCCTCATGAAATTAACACTATGTACAGTAAAAGACCGCGCAGCTGATGCTTATGGTCGACCAATGTTCGTTCCATCAACAGGCGTAGCAATTAGGAGCTTTTCAGATGAAATCAATCGTGCAGATGCTGATAATCAGTTATATAACCATCCTGATGACTTTGACCTATACGAATTGGGAGAATTTGACGACAATACTGGTAAATTCTCTATACATGAAGACCCAAAACTATTATCGTTAGGCAAACAAGTACAAATCAAAAACTAAACCGTAAAGAGGGGGTAACCCCTCTTACGGAACACTACCAAGGAAGCCAAAATGCATCGTAATCGCTCAGTAGACATACATCAGTTCACAATGATTCCAAAAGCGGATATTCCGCGATCAAAATTTGACTGCCAAAGTACACATAAAACAACATTCGATGCAGGCTATCTAGTCCCAGTATATGTAGACGAAGTTCTACCAGGGGACACATTCAATCTAAACATGACAGCGTTCGCTCGTATGGCGACGCCACTATATCCAGTAATGGATAACTTACACTTAGAGTCATTTTTCTTTTTTGTACCAAATAGACTTATTTGGAACAACTGGCAAAAGTTCATGGGTGAACAAAATAACCCAGGGGACTCAATTTCTTATGTAGTCCCACAACAGGTGTCACCAGCGAACGGATATGCAATCGGTTCGCTACAGGACTACATGGGTTTACCCACTGTAGGACAAGTAACCGCAGGCAAAACAGTAAGTCATTGCGCGTTTTGGCCTCGTGCTTACAATCTTATCTACAATGAATGGTTTCGAGACGAAAACCTTCAAAATTCTGTAACAGTAGATAAAGGCGACGGACCAGATACAGTCGCCAACTACACGTTATTAAGACGTGGAAAACGTAAAGACTACTTTACTTCGGCATTACCATGGCCGCAAAAAGGCGCAGCCGTATCATTGCCGTTAGGCACAACAGCTCCTATTAAATCTTCTGCTCCATATACCAGTGCTGGCGGTGGAATTGTTTCTTATATAGGAAACGATGGTACATACACTGCCACTAATACTGATACAGGACATCTATATGGTACTGGCAGTGCTACTGGTATAGCAGGAAATGCTTTATATGCAGATTTGTCTTTAGCCACAGCTGCAACAATAAACCAACTACGCCAATCATTCCAGATTCAAAAATTACTCGAAAGGGACGCACGTGGAGGCACACGATATACTGAAATTATTCGTTCTCACTTTGGCGTCATCAGCCCTGACGCTCGCTTACAGCGTCCTGAGTATCTGGGTGGTGGTTCAACTGATATCAACATCAATCCAATTGCGCAGACCTCTGGAACTAGTGCAAGCGGTACGACTACCCCTTTGGGTACACTTGCTGCTATGGGTACTACCCTTGCTCACAATCATGGCTTTACTCAATCGTTCGTTGAACATGGCGTTATTATCGGTTTAGTATCAATCAGAGCAGACCTTACATATCAACAGGGTCTGCAAAAAATGTGGAGCAGATCAACACGATATGATTTCTACTTCCCAGCTTTTGCCACATTAGGCGAACAAGCTGTTTTAAATCAAGAAATCTACGTTACTGGCGACACAACAGACTCATCCGTATTCGGATATCAAGAAAGATGGGCAGAATATCGATACTACCCATCACGAATTTCGAGCTTATTTAGATCTACAGCCAGCGGCACTATCGACGCCTGGCATTTAGCTCAAAAATTCACGTCAACACCAACACTTAATTCGACATTTATTGTCGATAATCCACCCGTTTCACGCACCCTTGCTGTAGGTGCATCTGCAAACGGACAACAATTTATCTTTGATTCTTTCTTTGATGTAAAGAAAGCAAGACCAATGCCAATGTACTCTGTACCTGGCTTAATCGACCATTTCTAATGGGATTCTTCGATGGCATCTCAAATGCTGTAGGTAATGTTACTAAGAGTATTAGTGACATCTACAGCCCTATTGCTGGTTTGGCCGGTACTGTTGGTTCCTATTTAGGAACCCAGTCCACCAACCAAACCCAACAACAATTACAAAATCAAGCCCAGTCTTATAATGCTGGGCAAACGCAAGCTCAAATGGATTTTCAGGAGCGTATGCGAAAAACCCAATATCAAACAGCTGTCGATGATCTTAAAGCTGCTGGGTTAAATCCTATGCTTGCATATTCACAAGGTGGTGCAGGCACACCTTCCGGTGCTGCTGCTTCTAGTCCAACACCACCACAAATGCATAATGCATTACAAAACGCAGTCCATGGTGCTCAAGCTGGAGCCCAGGCTGCAAATACAATAAGACAAAATGAATTGCTTAATGCGCAAATTCATCAAACTGACACTCAGTCAGATAACATACAAGCAGATACTGCTAACAAACTGGATGAGAATCCATACATACGCCAAAAATATGGAAATATTATGGCGGACACATTAGTAAAAAACACAATAGCCAGGATGAACACTGCATCCGCCGCGCATCAGGAATTAACAATTCCTAAATCCGTTGCCGAAGGCAAATATTATAAAACCTATGGTTATGGTCCCTTTGCATTAAGGGATCTAGGGTCAGCAGCATCTTCAGCTGCATCAATATTTGGAAAACTAAAATGAAAAAAGCCCCTTTTTTAAGAACACCTTACAACTACGACACAGATGCTGCGTCAAATGAGTCAGGGTTGCATTGTGAGGATGCTTCCCTGGCTCAGCAGCATTTCAAAGACGAATGTGATATTAACAATATCCTTCGTCAATTCAATATTACTGGACTTCTTCCAGAAGCCACCTTATCGCCTCGCTATGGCGATTTCACAGGTATCGCAGACTACCACTCTGCCCTTAATCAAGTAATCGCTGCAGAGGACGAATTTATGTCCCTGCCAGCAACAATTAGAGCCAGGTTCGAAAACGACCCGGCTCAACTTATCGATTTCCTCGATAAATCCGAAAACTTAAATGAGGCTATTTCACTCGGCCTCGTTAATAAACCTGCGGAAACGGCGCAAGTCGTTGAATTACCGCAGGAAAAAGCGGTCGAATAGACCGCAAGCACAGTTACCTTACTAGATGTAACTGTGCTAGGTGACACCAACCACAAAAAAGGAAACAAAATGTATACACGCAGAATGCACGTAAACAAAAAAAAATCAGCAAGGACTTTTCGCGCTCATAGCCGAAAAACTAAATCACCAAATATGAGATCAGCCCCACAGCGTGGAGGCTGGAGGTTCTAATAAAACCCCCAGGCACCTCACATGCCTTGCGTCAAACCTTTAACGGCATATTTAATGCCGTATTACGCTGCTGGTAAGCAGTGTAACGAAATATCATTTAAACCTTGTCCAGACTCAAACAAGGTAATGCTACCTTGCGGCCAATGTATTGGCTGTAGGCTAGAAAAATCACGTCAATGGGCTATGCGTTGCATGCATGAAGCCCAATTACATGAACACAACTGCTTCCTTACACTCACATATGACAATACACATATCCCAAGCGATGGCTCACTACATCACAAAGACTTTCAACTCTTCATTAAGCGACTTCGAAAAAAACTCGGCAACATTAGAATCCGCTATTACATGGTTGGAGAGTATGGCGAATCTTTCGGCAGACCTCACTTCCACGCCTGTATCTTTGGATACGACTTTCATGATAAAAAATTATGGAAAAGGACTTCCG